CCTTCTGGCATACCTCCGCCACGACGATTACCTATGATATAGTCTAATTGACGTGAACCAGTTGATATCCAGCGATGAACATGAGTTGGTGCATCATCTACACCAAGATTGAAAGCAATCTTATCATTGTGTTCTTTATTGATTGCTTTGATAAGATCGGATGAAAAATCATCCATTACTGTATCTTGAACTGTTTGTTGTGTTGTATCTCCTGATTTTTTTGTTGGTTTTGCCATGTGTTTCCTTCTTTCCAATCATCATATACCAGCCGCATCTAAACGTAAACTGAAATGAGACGAAAAAAGAATATAAGTTAAACGCCGCTCAAGTTTCCTTGGCGGCGTTTCTCTTTCTATCCCTCAATACCGAGGGGAGGTTCCATTTTCTTATCTCGCCGTCTCTTATGCCCTTCACTTATCTTCTTCTTCGTTTCTTCTGAAAGCTTTCTTTTTCTTTGAGCTTCGCTCATTTTCTTTCTTGTCTCTTCAGAATGCTTATGACCCTTATGAGCTTCACTTAACTTCTTCCTGTGCTCGTCTGTAAGAGGTATCCCAGTTAACTTTGCTTTGACTTTCTCCAAGTTCTTCTGCGCCATTAACTTACCTAAAGCCACCATCTTCTCATAGACTTCTGGATCACGCTCTCGCCATGCTTCACCAGAAACTTTATCATTACTTGATCCAATACGTTTCCTTGCAGCTTCTCTAATGTTTTCTAAAGCCTCTGGAGAGTAAACCCTTCCACTATTCGCATCACTAATCTTTTTCTTGGTTTCTTCTAAACAAGCTTGTCTTTTACCCTGATATGATATCGTATCCTTATGAAGATTATAACATTGATCGCCATGATCATATGTCTCATTCACATACTTCTGTTCAGCCGTAGTTCTTGCAAGCTTATCCCCTTCAACAATCTCTAATATTGAGAAAGAAAATGCTTCTGGTCCGCATTTCTTATAATCAGCTTGCAAAAATCTGTTGTGATGCTTTCCAAGTTTTAAGGATCTGGCGTGCTCTTTCCAGCGTTCTTTAAACTCTTTTGCGGATCCGATATATACACGATCATTAAGCTTATTTGTTATTTTATAAACGCCGCCCTTTAAAGAGTTGCCCTCATATAAAAACTCCATATACCTACCTACTTTCCAGAGAACATTTTCTCATGTTATATAGATAAGTATATGGAGTGAGGGGAGGTTTTTATAAATTATAGATCACTAAATGCATCATCAATTGACTTCTTAGCCTTCTTTGCCTTAGCTTCCGAAACAGACTTGTCCTTAACCTCTTCTACCTCTTCATCAGAAGCAGCTTCGGCAGATGAACCATTGCCAGCAAGGAAGTTATCAAGCATTGCCTTGAGCTCGTCCTCACTCTTTGTCTGAGCCTTGAAATACGCTTCAAGATTTGGAATAGCAGCAACAATCTTATCTGCTACATCTGAACTCTTGGCAAGCGGTGAAGGCTTCCGACGTGGCTGAAGCTTGATATCCTTAACTGGATTACCAGCAAAGGTCTTATCAGTTGGAGAAACGGTTACGGTGAAATCATAACCATTTTCTGGATCCATAAGGTTTTCATCCTTATAGTCAGGGTGAGCAAGAACGCTGTAAATATCCTTTACAAGCTTGCTGTTTAGCTCCCAGAGCTGAACACCCTTATCTTCTTCACCACGAACGATGATTGGAGCATAATAACGCTCCTTTGGCTGGAGATTGCGCCATAGGGTCCAGGCTTCCTTTGACTTATCCTTCTTTAGTTCGGTAAGGAGATTAAAGACGGGATCTGCCATACCTTCAAACTGACAACCGGCTACGAACCTACGTTCAGAAAGAAGGCGGCTATCATAATAGCTTACCTCATGGAAGGGCTGACCATTACGATCCTGATAGGGGAGGAAGCGAATGTCATGCTGACCAAGCTGCGGCTTCCACCAGTTTACTTTTGTCTTTTCTGTGGTCTTTGAACCGGCTGATGCACGATTACCAGAAAGTTGATTGATCTTTGCCTTAATGGCGTCGAGGTTGTAACTCATTTATTCACCTATGTTGCCCAATGGGACTTTAATGATACAGAGGAAGGATATAAGCCATAAAATCCACCAATGGATACAAAAGCTTATAAGAACCTCTGTATGTTAAATATACACCAAAATACCGTTTTTGTTTCTCTCTACTCTCTTAATCTACATCATAGGAAAATATATATAAACTGACATATTTAAGAAAAACTGGAAGGTTATATTATGAAGATTACAGTAAAACAACTTAAGCAACTAATCAGAGAACAAGTAGAAGAAATGTCAGATATGGGCGTTGATGAAGGTCAGACCAAAGCTCAAAGGGCAGCAAGAGAAGCTGAACTCCAAAGAATGCGTGATGTTGGCACCAAAATGAGAACCGATTGGGAAGAAAAAACAAGTTCATATATTTCTGGTGATATGAAAATATTTAAGTTCGCAATGTCATTTGGATATACTGAGCCAGATACTGTAGTGGGCTTTGGAATTGGAAGAGATGAAAAAGAGGCAAAGCAAAATGCCATGGAAAGATTCCCAAACGCAAGATTAGCAATAAAAAGAATAGAAGGACGAGAAATTTCCAAAGAAGCTTTTGATAAAGAACAAGAAAAAATAAATGAACGTATGGAACAATTAAGAGCCATGGAAGAATATTCTCGTGGAGTAGAAAAAGTTTCTCAAGAATTGTTTGGCTTGGGAACAAATGCAGAGAATAGAAATCGCTGATCTACCAACTAACTTATTATAAAGTTAAACGCCGCTCCGAAATCAATCAGGGCGGCGTTCTTCTTTTATCAGGTCTGAGATAGGCTCGTTATACCATGATGCTTAATGCAAGCACCCCTAACTGCACTCTGTAACAAATATCCCTCCCAGGGATCCCTCAATGAAGGCGTAAAACTTATCTGCTCACCATTCTTCACAGATAACGACTGTAAAGCATATACCTCATTCTCAGATAGTGAAACCTTATAGTGGTTAAGCCACCAGAGACTTCTGACTGCAATCGGTATATGTCCCATTCCTTCATTAACTTCATAATGCATACCCAACTTCTCTCTATGCCAATCACTTGATTGAGGAAGATAGTAATCCTCCTTCTCATTTCCAAGCTTACCAATATCATGGAATAAACCAAGAATGATCATACTATCTGCACTAACAGTCTTCTCAATATCAAGCGATGTTCTCAATGCCTTCATAACACGAAGAACATTTAGAGAATGCCATACAAGACCACCAACAAAACAACCAACATAATCTGTTCTGGTTGATGCTGGTGCTACAGCAAAACGATCATGGAGATCATCACATAGATGGATTGCACCTTCTCTTGCTTCTGGATTTTCTATACGGTTTACAAGTCCTTTTAATGTTCCCCAATTTTCTTGAACCTTTTGAAGAACCAACTCTTGATTGTCTGCTTTCTTATTCATACCCCAATCATAAGAGAAGGATAAAAACAAATAAACCAATTAAAAACGCCGCTCTGAACTTAATCGGGGCGGCGTTTCTGTTTCAACCTTCTGTTGTTTCGGCTACTGGCGTATCTGGCAGATCATCATATGATGAACGCTTTACCGTAGTGGTTTTAAGGCGCTTGGCTTCCTCTAAAAGAGCTTTTACCTCTTCAGCTTTGCCCTTTCCACCTTCAGCTTTTAAAGCCTCTGCACGGGCTTCCAGAGCCTCAGATTGGGCACAACGATGGCAATAACTGCCAAAGCCTCTGTGATTACATGAAAAACGATTTCTTGTTGCTGGCATATCAATTATCTTTCTTTGGACGACCACGCTTTGCTACAGTTGCAGCAGATTGTGGAGAGCTTTTAGTCGGCTTAAGAACAACCTTAGTTGTCTTAAGAACGGTATTTGTAAGAGTAGGAGCAGATACAGGTGGAGGCGTTGCAGAAATAGATTTCTTACTAACAACAACTGGTGCTGCCCTTTCTTCATCTGTCTTTTGATCTTCAACAGCTTGTTCAATGCTTTCTCTCATTGCCCCGGTAACACGTTCTGCACCCTTAAGGCAAACAACTCCAAATAACAAAAGAACCATTGTTGCAACGGACTGCAAGCAAAGGTTAATGACTATTGAAGTTGGAATAAGAAGCGTTAGTCCAAATAATCCGGCAATAAGAAATAATACTACTAGTAATACATCTAGAACTACGCTAATGCGATTAAATAATTCTAAAGTTCTCCTGGCATCACCCATATCAGTTTTCCTTCTCTTTCTTTATATCTTCAATCTTTACGTGATCCATTGATTTGAGCAAGAGCTGCACGTATTTTAGATTTTCTCCGCTCTTTCTCATTTTCTTGATCTGTAACTGCAATCTTTGGTTTTGAGTCAACAACTTTTTCTCTATTATGGTATCGGTCATCTTTATCATAGCAATCTTTATTACACCAAAAGAAATATTCTTCAGTAGTTTCTTCTGGATCTAATCTCCTCTTACAAGTCCAGCACGTAAATATGCAAACCATAATCTATATTCTACTCCGACCTTAACCAAAAATCTATGTTTTTGAAGCCCCTAATACCGGTTGACCCTAACTTTTCTATCTTTGATATAACATGATAAGCATCTTCATGTATATCCAAAAACAATGCATCATGCAAAATGAAGATTGGTCTTATCTTATCACTTAAACCTTTTTCATTCAACCGATTTATGATGTTTGTAAATCCTAATAATGCTACATCAACAGCAGTTGATTGAACGTAATAATTTAAAAGCGCATAGGGCTTCGTGTCCTCACAGAAGATAGGACGCCCATAGTAGTTCAAAATATAACGTCCACCGGTTTTTAACAAATCTCCAGCCAGCTTCTCCTTAAGCTTCTCAATGCCAAAGTAGTCGTTAACAAGATTAAGAAAATCCTCGGCGCTACCAATATAGTTTGACAAGGTTTTTATGGTGTTCTCTTCCTTCTGACCATATAATGCCGAGAGAATTGCTGTCTTAGCTACGGTTCTTGGTATCTTTTCCGAGAGATTTAGGTCAGCAAGCATTTTAGAATAAATGTCTTGTGGAAGGCTACCAATTAGAGAAGGATTAGATACACAAAGAAGGATACGAGGCTCCAGGGAGGAGTAATCTAAATAAACAATCTTACCCTTATCTCCATGCGAGGATACAATAATATTTCGGTATTCTTTCTTAAGATGAAGAATATTTGGACCTTCAATAACTTTTAGTCTTCCAGTTCTTGTCTCTGTGCCAGAGTAATATGCAGGAGAAGCATATCCTCTTCCATTTGGCTTAAAGGTTTCCAATATCTCCATTTGAGATGCAGTAGCTTCGCTCTTATATTTCTCATATAGATTGGTGTCTATGCAACATGAATGCATATCATAAAAAAGCTTTTGCAAATACCTGTTATATACATCATGCCAATATTGCATATTGTATTCAGATACAGATTGCTCAAACGTTTGTGCCATATGTTGAAGTTCCAACATATAACGTTTTACTCCCATCATATTCCACCATTCAAAATCATTATGATTATATTCTGGGGCTACTTGAGATAGAACACGTTGAAAGTTCTTAGGAGGCCAAGTTGGCAGATCAACTCCATATAGACGACAAAACTCTTCAAGCTTTTTTGTGCTTATAAAAGAGATTACATCTTCTACATTTCTTTGAACCGGTTGTCTGCTTATTTGAATGCCGGAACCATGATTATTGACATAATAATCATAGACATTGCCGCCATAAGCATATGGATCTAAACGATATTTTAACATAATCGTAGGATACCACGATTGATTAAATGTATAAAGGACTATAAATAAAGATTAACTGCTGCCTGGAGGTCTACCCGAACTTGCAGGAGCACCGCCTGTTGGACTGCCTCCAGTAGTAGAATCAAGACGTTCTGCTTCTGTAGAGAATTCATCAAGTTGGCGAAGGAAGTTTCTGTATTGCCCATAACCGGTTATTGGTCGCATTTTAATGGTGCTCTTAAATTCACCTTGACCAATTGTATGCTCAATGCCATTAATAGCGTATATATCATCTGCCGATGTTCCAGTATTGAAATCAACGAAATATTGCCCAGAGAAAGAAAGAAGTGGACAACCATATGTCTCTAATGACAATTCTGTTGGAATAATTTGTAGGGGTAGGTTTCCAGGCTCAGAGCCGTTTGGTGCTATTACGCTTGGTGCTCTAGGAGCATTAATCATGTTTAAGCTAGCAGCGGCACTATCTTGTTGTGAATCCAAGTTGGCTTGAATTACCAAAGAGTTTTGTATGCCAGGCTGAATATATGGCATATTATCATATATAAAGCTTTTAATTTGATTAAACCCGCCAACAACTTCATATCTTCGTGTATTTCCAATCTCACGGATTAATCCTCTACCAGAGATTTGATTTAATAAATCTTGCCTATATTGTTCACGAACGATTCTCACAGGATTTCCATCAGTATCAATAGCACCAGATGGAACTGTAGGAATATTCAATATTCTTCTTCTTTCTGCAAGAAGCAAATCTCCTATGGTTCCATATGCAGTAGCTTGACGATCATATACATGGAATCTAAGAATTGATTTTCTTGCCGTTCCAGCACCATCTGCTTCTCCTTCACCAGCATAGCTTGGCAATGTTTCCATTTGATATGCTAGTTGTGGTGGGCGCCAATCGCCAGATGGAGTAATTGTTGCTAATATACGATTAAGTCTTGTAGTGAACGTTACAGAATCATCTGCTGGAACAGCATCACTTGGCAATCCTCCATCTTCAAGCTGATCACGATTTGGATTAACTAATAAAGGTCCATTGGCAGAATCATAAAGTCCGTAGGATCTAGCTGCCAAATCATCAATTATATTACTTTGCAAAAAGGTCCAAAATTGTCCCAAGGTCATTGTTCCAGTTCTGGAAATATTCTCTAAACGATATCTTGCATATCTTTCTTGAAAGAATGCCAAATCAACGGAGAATTGTGATATATTCAACTTTGAAGCATGACCAGCATATTCGTTAAAAGGATAAAATATAAGTTGAACTTCATCGTATAATCTAGACTTTGCTAACGGCTCAATAATAAAATTTGCTATTATAGTAGCCAAACTAACATTTCCTGTGTTGTTAGATGCCCCTTCTATATCTCTATTTCCTATACCATCAGGTGTATTCGGTCTATCTCCTATAGTATCTAAAGAAGTGGAAGTGGTACCAACTACAGAAGCATTTCTTGATGAAACTAATCTTCCTGCACCACGAAACGAACCCAAATTTGGTGGGTGATTTGGATTTAAGAATGGATCGCCAGTATTTCTATCAGCAGATGAAGTTCTTCTTCTTGAACTACCGCCTCCAGAAGCACCAGGACCAGAAGCTTCATTTCCACGTGGATAACTCGTAATAAACCTTCTCAATGAAGACATTTTTTCGGCTATTCTTTCAAGCACATTTCTTCTAGTGTTTCTTGCAGTACCACCAGAACCATCTTCACCATACAAATTTACCAATATTTCACGCAACCTTATAACTTCTGGATCTCTACCAACGGTTGTTCTAGAGCCAATTGCTCTCAAAAATCTTCTCAGCTCAGTTCTCTGATCTGCATTAAGAACAAGGTTATTAAAAGTATCACTAGCTGGTTCTAATATTTGAACACCAGCAATTTCTCTGCTTCTTCTGGAGGAGGAAGAACTTTCTTGAGATTCTGCATTCTGAAATCTCTCAGATATACGAGCAATTGCTTCTCGAGCACGTTCTATTTCATTCAAGCCGGTAACAGAGCTAACACCATCAGCGATATTGATAGTATTCATTTCTACTGTTCCGACAGTAGCTAAATTTAAACTGATAGTTACTTCGCCATTTTCATTAAAACTAAAATTGTTGTTGACTATCTGATACTTCTCTCTTCGGCGCATACCATTAATGAGCCAGCCATAATAATTTATTAAACCGTCATTGCTCTCCGAAAGATAATCATTACCATCCGGATGTGACCAACCATATTCAACTATGATTTGAGTATTGCCACGGAATTCGGATTTTATTAAAGGAGCAATTTCTGCCATTCTGGAACGATCATGTAACGTTAAACCAAGAGTTGCTGTTCTATAGCCATTAGCTGAGTATGATTGAACTTCTGAAGTGCTAAAGTTGTTAATGCTCATGAAAGGACGAAACTTGTCTAATACCGGTACTACACGATAAGCTTCGTTTGTTACGTCATCCCCATTTGTAAGAACTTGAGGACTTGTAAATGCTTCCATTCCAAGTAAGGTATAATTGTTTGAGTTATCCCCTGGAATATTAGAAGAACTGTTGGCAGTTTGTAACGTATGTAAAACACTTCCAGGTCTTGCTGGAACTCCACCTAATAAAAACTTATATATTGATGGAGCTAATAGATTTGGTGCCGCACTTTCATCAACAGCAGGTAATGGTTGTAATATATTGACTTCCAGATAAGGTACCGCTCTAGACATTTGAATAGAAGGTATGCTGTTTAAAAATAGTGAACAAGCATTTGCTGAACGTGTCGTTAAAGAAGTAATTGGAGAGTTCAGTAATATAATAGAAACGTTTGGCTCGTTTCTTGTTGGTGCTCGTGTTCTATTATTTATCTCAGAAGTACCTTGTGAAACCAAAAGCTTTTGATATGATTCGGAGCGTTGTCTTGGAGTATGTGGATTGTTAATTGCTAACTTGTCCAATCCTGTGTCTATCATTGTATCCGGAAATGGCAATATTTCATTGTCTTCTAAAGTTAAATCAGTTATAATCTGTACTAAATTTTTCAGATTAGTTTGGACGCTGGTTCTTCTGCCCTCTGGTGTTCTTTGTATTTGTTTGTTCAATATTCTGACAATATCTGCAATCATATAAGCGCCTTGATTAACATCAATTATTGCCTGCATGATTGTGCTTAACTCAGGATTGGAACTCAAACTTGTAGCTAAAGGGGTAGTGGATGCTGTACCACCCGTGGCCACGCCACTTGAACGTGAAGCAATATTTGTTAAAGCAAAAGCAGTAATGGCAGCAGCATTGTCAGGTGCTCCCTTGATACCGTAATATTTTCTTAACTTATCAACGGCTATAGCTAACTTTTCTTCTCTTGTTCGGTATGTCATGAAATATTAACCAACGTATTGCGCTAAATCTTCTAAGTCCGGTATAAATAATATCGTTCCAGCAGGCACTTGTAATGTCCATCCAATACCACTAGCTGCTGATATTACCCACCATAATCTTCCGCTGCCATATATTTTGCCAGCAATAATATCTAATCTTTCGTTCTCTTTTGTAATATATGTTGTTTTTCTTATAGTGCCTGATGCAATATTGGCTCTTACAATGTTAATGGTGTTTGATGTTCCAAAAAACTTACCAATATCAAGCATATTGACAACAGGGGTGCGAGTATACCTACGTAATGACATTATCAGGCTCCTGATGATCCGCCAGAAGAATCGCTTCTTCTGACTACTGTTGTGTAATCTTCTACTTCTGCTACTCGTGTTCTAGAACTGTTGCGATCAACAGACTCAATTTCATTAAGATTATTTGAATAACGACCAACTGAATAGACAGGTGCTCGCATAAATCCATTTGAATCCAAACCAGGTGTAATATCGTGGATTGGAAGGAACTTAACGTCTATTTTAACCATCATTGGAGCTCTGGAACTATATCTGGAAGGATTCCATTCTGTTTCCCATCTAGATTCATTCCAATCAATACCTAATGAACCTATGAAGCCAGCAATACCTTTTCCTGCTACCGTATCAAATGCTTGCATAATAGGATTTGCATTTTCACCAGAACCAGAAAAGAAGCTTTGCACAGCTTGTTGGAGATTTGTTACGTTCGTATCTGGACTTGTTGCACGACTTCTTGCTCCATATTGTCCAGTTCTAAGCCATTCATAATCAATGTTTAAACTAAGATTATATGCAGCATTTGCAACATCAATTTGCTGTCTTCTTTCGTTTTCTCCAAATGCTGTAAAATTATTTGATAACTCTTCAAAAGAATTGCCGGTTCTTCTGCTGTTTAGCAACACGTCTGGATTTGGATATCTGAATATATAAACTTGTTCTTCTTCATTACCACCAACAATTCGTTTAACGGAATACGTATATACCAAACGATCACCGGCTGCTATACCAAATGTAGGGTCGCCAGATACTATTACAAATGTATGCTTTCCAGACGGGAGATTTGTTGGTGTCCGTAATTCTTTTGAAGCGCCCCAGGTTGTACGTGCAGAAAAAATACCCCCCTCATTTGCATTAATGCCAAAAACTCTATTATCAATTGCTGGATGGTAATCAATTACAATTCTATCTCTCGCTTGAAATCTTCCTTCTTTAAGTCTTTGCATATTTGAATACATTAATTGCTCCATTTGATTGAAGCTAGTTTGGTTCAAATCTATACTTGAAGTAATTGCGGCGTCGCTTAATGTTTGAGTGCCAGCCAAATTTGTTTCAGAACCATTTCCTATGCCAAACAATCTCATAACATTAAATCTGCTATAATTGTTTTTCCAAACATCTCCAATACGAATTCTTACTAATGGAGATGCACCCGCAAGTTGAGAAAATGGCTGGGTAAATGTTCTTGTGACTTGACCAGTACCAGAGCTAGCTGGCTCAGTAGAAGTGAGCTGACGCCCTTTGGTGAACTGTGGATACACTAATGTTACTAACTTGTTAATCTTCCACCACATAACATCATGATCTTCAGCATTTGTTGCAACAATCATAAAACTGAAAGCCATTTCTCTGCTGGTTTCTTTGTATATATGAATAGGCTCTATTCTTCCAAGAGCTGTTTGAGAATTGTAATTTGCAGTAAATCCATCATTCATGCTTGTTATAAACGCATGAAATGAAATTACCTCATTTGTTCTAACGTCTTGAATATAGAATGGCATATAACTGGCTTCTAATTCTGTTTCAATAGCATCTACTGATTCTTTTGACAATCTGTTTCCAACAGAATCTTGAGCGCCAATATTTTTTAGTTCTGCTAACTTTGCAGTACCATCCCAATCACCAGCTATACGTGCAGCAAATTGAATGTTCTTAGGCAATAAGAATGTTGATGGTGTTGTGCTAGTACCATATGCCAAAGGTCTTTTACCAATTTGACCTAAACCATAGTTTCTTTTAAGGCGATCTTTTTTAATCAAAGCTGATGTTAAAGGCTTTTCTGTTTCACTAGTAGTTGCAGTTGACCATCCCAATCCAGTCAAGAATTTAACTTGTTCTTCACTTAGATTTGAAGATATTTTTGCATCTCCTATGCTATCAATGTAAGATTGTTGATTTCCAGTAAGAGATTTAAATGGATTCTTTCCTGCGCCTTGCTTATATGGAACCAAGGTTTCTCCTAAAGGATTAACAATTGTTGTTCCAATATTTGCAAACATATCAGTCATTGAGATAAGTCTGGAATTAAGAAACAACTCAATTAACTTAGCTGCTGCTCCAATAATATCTCCTTTTAAGCCATCGCTATAGATGTCTATTCCAGTTCTGTTAAGAACGCCGGTTTGTCCTCCAGCATCTAGAGCACCTGCAAATGCAAACACACCACGAGATATTTCAGAAAATATTATCTTAATAATTGATCTTGTGGCGGTGCTAAACCATCCAGTAGCATTGAATAACGTTGGAGAAGTTATGCTGCCTAACACAGCTAAAGTAAAGCGTCCGAAATCTTTATAATCATCATCTCTGGCTTGCAAGCCAAAGAAGGATAGGAATCCAGCTCGGAAGCGATCAGAGTATTGATCCTTTTGTGTTATGCCTTGTATGATTTCTGCAATTGCTGAGAAAACTAAAGCTTCTGCCACCAACATTATTGTTATAGCTGGCATTTGCAATACTCTTTCAAAACCATCAAATGGGGCAATCCAGCTATTGTAGCTGCCATATGAGATTACTTCTTCCCCAGAAGATAAATCTGGAAAGGCAGATGTAACGTTAATAGCTTGTTTCAAAACGCCATTAGTTTGATTATTCAAAACTTCATATGGAGTCATCTGATTGAATGGAACACGAATGCCCAAACGACCTAATCCTGGCGCCAATGCAGCGGCTCGAGCAGCTAATATTTGAAGTGCTGGATCATCTGAAGTCTGATTCTCGCCAAACTTAGGGATATAATATTCACCAGAACCTCTAAGCGGCAACTGAAGACCCATGTTTAAAAAGTCTTTTTGTATTAATATGGTGTTTCCATCATTAACGTTTGAATTATCGCCAATTGGATTTGTTTTGAAATAAGTGCCAAGAGTATTTTGTATTCTTGTTCTTCCAACGTTTGATTGTTCTTCTAAGGTACCTATAGTAGAATATACGTTTCCATTATCACCATCTTTTGGAGAAGGATAGTAGGTACTGTTTTTTTCTAATCTTTCGCCTATTTTTTGAACTAGTGCAGAATTTGAGCCGACATAATTCGTTTCTTCAATAGCGGTTATATAATCCAGTTCATCTGGACCTTCAAGTGCATTTCCCTTGACGACTTTGATTTGTACTTCATCTCTATTATTAGCCCGACTATATGCTCCATTTCCTGCATATATAGTGGAGTCAGATAAGCTTATGAAATAAGAACGAGCTGCCGAGTTATTAGGATTTGATAAGAATGTTTTCTGAGGATTTCCGCCAGGTGCTTCATCAGATATTGACAAAGGAATGCCGGATTCATTTTGCAAGCTTGGACCGGGTGCAGGAGAAGTATCGTCAGATATTTGGTATCTAGACTTACCATCTTTTATGGTTTCAACCGCATATGACTTAGCTAAAGTCAAGGATGCATCATCATAATCTTCATTACCATTAAATGCTATAGTTCTATTATCGCCTTCTGGTTCAAGATAAAGCTTTATTGTTGATTTATTTTGACGAGCCAATAAATTACCAATTGCTAATGGCACTGTTGTTGAAGGATTAGACATATATCATAACTACTTTGAAAATTCATTTTTTTGTAACTGTAGAATCAGTTTTATTTTTAGAATTTTCTAAAGCTTGTTCCTTCTTTACTTTTTCTGCCAAATCAGTTAGAGGATTTATAAGTTTTGATTCTGCTTCTTCCAAAAAAGAACGTACACGTTCAATTAGCAATGGCTTTTGATCGTCTGAGAACTTATCAAATAATTTGCGATATTCTTCAACTTGCATTAATTGATCAAATAGTTTTCCAGGTCGGTTACTCATAATATTTCCTTATATCATTCTAGATTGAATCCGCCAGTTTCATTTTGTGTTCTAAAGCCGGAAGACTTGAGTGGACGCCCAGCAGTAATAGCTGTCATCTCAGAACGCTTGAACAATACTTGTTCAAAGTTTCCAGCATCCATCTTAACATCTAGATTTAATACAATACTAAAGTTGCGGTTATCAATTGTGTATGATTGTCTGCTTCCTAAACCAAGATTCTTAGTTAATCTACCAAGTGTAGTGGTTGCATTAACATCAGTTACATTGTTAAGATCATTAATTGTCTCTGCTAGAGCGCCTGCAATATCTCTTATTCTGTTTGCAGTATCAACATTAATGTCTTCAAGACTGTCTTTAAGTGCATTTGCGAATGTGCCTAGTCCTCTGGAGAATCCCGTAATTCTCTGCAATGACCTTGAACTGAGTCCCGTTTCATTAAATGCGGTTATAAGATCAGTTAAAGTTTTTTGTGATGAGCCAAATCTATCAACTGTAAGAACTTCTATCATAAAACCAATTGGATGTATCATACCATTAATATCTCCACGATTCAATATACTGGTACCGCCGGTTGCTCCAGCAGTTGACTTTCTAACGCTTTCAGATATTGTTTTAATGCTAGTTGCAATGTTTGTTATCTGCGTCATTGCTTTGACTAAACGTGAGAAATTTGGAATTCTTCTTAGTTTTGTTGCCATATCTGAATTGATTACTTGATCAATTCCGTCGATAATATCTCCAATGATTGCAAAAAGATTGTTTTTTATTCCTGTGTCAAACAAATTGCGTAAAGTTCCAAGTCCGGCAGAAATGCCTCCCCCCTCAGTAGTTTTCCAATTTGCCATACCACCACCAGCATTTCTTACTGTCCAGTAGAATGTGCTAACGAATCCAATTACAGAACCAATTAAATCAACAACGCCTTTTAATGCGCTTGCTTTACTCTTCAAAGAAGCTGGATTTGTTCCGGAAAATACTGATTGAATTCCTGATACAAGCGTTGGCAAGAAACTTTGTAATCTTTCAAAGATGTTATTAATAAATCCACTAAAAGCCTCTAGATTTGTACCCATATCCCCAGTTGTTTTAAAGTTTTTAACAACTTCAAGTATATTGCTAATACCTTCAAATACTGGACCTAAAACACCTGCAATGGCTTTTATAGATTCAGCTTGTTCCGGATTAATCGTACCCGAAGCTTCTGCGAATGCGGAAACAACTCCTTTTATCATTTTTAATAAGCCTTCACCGCCAGCACCGGTAAACACTTCCCTTACCAAATTGCCTATAAATTGACGCAAATTAGTTAGTTCACCGGACTTGTTTGCCAATAAGCCTTTTGACAAGTCTGCTATAGTTTTTAGGAAACCACCTAAAGAAGTCAATATGTCTGCTATGGCTTTAGTGTTGGCTGTTATTTGCTCCGGTGTTCCTTTTATGTCACCAACTATAGTTAGGAAATTCTTAACAATACGTGCAAATCCTGGGGCGTTTTCTGAACCAGC